GGTTAACATCCGTACTACCCCTGAGATCACCATCAAGACCTATGTAAAAGGTCAAACCCTGTCAGTTGAGAATCCTGACAAACCCAAACTGCAACTCGTTATCGACAAAGGCGAGTACTTCGCTTGCGTTGAGGACGATGTGGATAAGGTTCAGTCGGACATCAACCTGATGGATACTTGGTCAAAAGACGCTTCTGAGCGTATGAAGATCAAGATTGACCAGCGTGTTCTGACCGACATTCTGCCGGACATTTCCGCCGACAACAAAGGTGCGACCGCTGGTCGTATCTCCAACAACATCGACTTGGGTACGACTGGTTCGCCTGTTGCTATCACCAAGACCAATGTGCTGGAGTACCTTGTTGACATCGGTACTGTTCTTGATGAAGCCAACTGTCCTGAGAGCGGACGCTTCGTAGTTATTCCTGCCAAGATGGCCGGTATGATTAAGAAGTCTGACCTGAAGGATGCTTCTTTGACTGGTGACAGCGTGTCCATTCTCCGTAATGGTCGCCTTGGCATGATCGACCGTTTTACGGTTTACATGAGCCACAATCTTTCTGTATCTAGCGGCAAGTTTAGCCTTGTTGCTGGTCACAAGATGGGCTTCACCTTTGCTTCACAGATGACCAACATGGAAACCATCCGCTCTGAGACCACCTTCGGAAACATCATCCGTGGTCTGCAAGTGTATGGCTACAAGGTTGTGAAGCCTGAGGCATTGGCTCAAGGCATCATCACTCTGTAATTGAAGGGGGGCTTCGGCCCCCTCTCGTAACCCTTTAGGAGATTTCAAATGGCAACATATACCGATACCCTTGGTTTTAACAAAGGCACGGCTGCTTATCGTGCTGATGGTTTGACCAAAGTAACCCGCATGGAAGTTGAGTTGGATTTTGCAGCGATTGCTGCTGCTCGTTCTGCTGCTAGTGCTACGGCTCTGGCTTCTGGCGACATCCTGCAAGTTCTGCCTGTTCCAGCAAAAACGCTAGTTCTGCACGTTGGCGTTGAAGTTGAGACTGGCGGTACGACTGGTCTGACGCTGGATGTTGGTGATGGCGCAGACGCTGACGGCTATCTTGACGGCGTTGCTGGCGATGCTGCTGGATCGTTTGCTTCGATCCACACTCTGTCCACTGGCGCTACTGTCGGCTTGACTGCTGGTAAGTACTACACTGCGGCTGACACAATTGACCTCGTGTTGGTTGGTCAAGCACCCGGCGCGTTGGTCTGCCGTGTATGGGCGTTGGTTGTAGACGCATCTGCATCGTAAGTAAAAGGGAAGGGGGCTTCGGCCCCCTTCTTTTAGGAGAACAATATGGCACGCGATACAACTTCAGTACATAGTAATACTGATGCAATACTTCATACTGGGCCTATTAGGTTGCTCGGCGTGTTATACACATCTGCTGGTGGGCAAAACGTAGACCACATTAAGATATACGATGCACTTTCCGCTACTGGCTCTGTAAAACTAGAGTTAGATACTACCAAGCAAGGTATTGTAGATTTTCCTATCCCTGAGGGTGGGATGATTTTTTCCACAGGGATTTATTGTGACATTGGTGGGGCAACATCCATTACAGTTCTTATGAGAGACTAAAATGGCTAAGGTCATTAAAAAATCTGAGATGGCATGTAACTCCCCGAAAAAGACACCGGGGCATGCTACCAAGTCACACGTGGTAAAAGCCTGTGCTGGTAGCAAAGAGAAGATTATTCGCTTTGGTCAGCAGGGTGTAAGCGGCGCTGGGTCTAGCCCAAGCACGCCAAGTGAAAAGGCGCGGCAAAAAAGTTTCAAAGCCCGCCATGCAAAGAACATAGCCAAGGGCAAGATGTCTGCGGCGTACTGGGCGGATAAAGTCAAATGGTAGCCAAGACAAAATCCAAAGTGAACGCTGCTGGCAACTATACTAAGCCGGAGTTGCGTAAGCGGATTGTGTCGCAGGTTAAGGCTGCTGCGGTGCAAGGTACGGCTGCTGGTCAGTGGTCAGCCCGTAAAGCGCAGTTGGTGGCTAAGAAATACAAAGCGGCTGGTGGGGGGTACAAAGATTGAAAGCCCCGCAAAAGTCCCTTAAAGATTGGACGGCACAGAAGTGGCGTACAAAAAGTGGTAAACCGTCGAGTAAGACTGGCGAGCGGTACTTGCCAGAGGCGGCAATTAAATCGTTGACCCCCGCAGAGTATGCGGCGACTACCAAAGCAAAACGCGAAGGCAAGGCAAAAGGTCAACAGTTTGTGAAGCAGCCCGCTAAAATAGCGGCTAAGACGGCTAGATATAGATAGGAGAATTAAAATGGCACGTTACCTACGAAACACTAAAGACGGTTTCATCTATGACTGGAACCCCATCCTTGCAGAGAATCCTTTGTGTGAGGAACTAACGGAGGAAGAAGCCTTTCCTGAGAAGTTCGTACCCAAGAAACAGAAAGGACGTAAGTCTGGCTTGGCGTTAGAGACCCCGGTTGATGAGATCCCTGTGGCTCCTGTCGCCGAGAATGAAGAACTTAACGCAGAAGCATCTAAGGGATTACCCGAATGATACTCAACGATGTAATCACTGAGGTTCGTAGGATCCTCCAAGACATCAACTCGCCGCAGCGTTACAGCGATGCGGTGCTGTTGGGCTTTGCCAATCAGGCATTGAAGCGGATTGCTGTCTTGCGTCCCGACCTCTTTGCTTACATTGGGGACATCCCTACTACGGCAGGGCAAGTTCTTCAGTCAGCCCCGTCTGACTCTATTCGGATTATGGAGATCTTCCAAGTCAAGAATGGCAGCGGGGTAACGGAGACAAACCGCGAGGCGTTAGATCAAACTTACCCTACGTGGATGAATGACGCGGCTGCCCCAACTGTTAACTGGATGCGCCACACCCGCAATGCCAACCGGTTCTTTATCTATCCAAAAGCCCCGGCAGCGCAGATACTGGTTGGAGAATACGCTCAGACGCCTAAAGTTTACACAGGTTCAGAGACAGTTGAGTTGCTATCTGATGCCTACTTCCCCGTTGTAATTGACGCGACGGTGTTTATCGCTGAGTCGGTGGATAACGAGCATGTCAACTCCAACCGGGCGCAATTGTTCCAACAGTCCTTTACTCAAGCCTTGGGCGTTAGCGCTCAGGGTCGTGTCATTACTGACACCGAGGAAGCCGGACTTACTGACGATCAGGTTATCTAATGGCTACGCGTACATTCCTCTCCCTAGTTAATCGGATAGCCCCCAGTGTGCCGGGCTGCCCTCAGCCAATCATCCAGCAATATGTTCGTGATGCTGCGATTGAGGCGTGCGAGCGTACGCTTGCGTGGCGCTATGAGCAGCCTCTGATTCGATTGACACCGGGCGTGTACGAGTATCCCTATACCAACCCATTGCAGACTGAGGTTCATGCGTTCCTGACATCGACTGTTAATAACGAGCGGGTAGACCCGGTAACCCTTGAGCAGTTGTATGCTGCCTACCCTGACTGGCCTAATAACGATCCAACTAAACGGGCTACTCCCCGCTTGATCTGCCAGTTAGACCCAGATAACTTCGTTCTTGCCCCGCTACCCGACGCGACGGTGAACTACGATCTGAAGATGATCGTGGCTTTGAAACCGCTTCGGACTTCTACGGGAATGGACGAGGATGTGTTTGATGATCTTGAAAACGTCATCATGCACGGTGCGCTGCAACATTTGCTGGTACTGCCCGATAAGAATTGGTCAGACCGTGAGTTGGCTTCGTATCATGCCAAGCAGTACCTTTACAAGACCACAGAACGCAGAGCAAGGGCGAATATCGGTGCAGCCCGCGCTTCTATGTCTGTACGAATGAACCCATTAGCGTGAGGAAATTATGGCCGTTGATGTCATCCGATTAGTAAAAGGCGATGAAAAGCCAGTTATCGTCCTCACTTTGACGGATGACATTACTGGCACGCCGATTGATCTGTCGTTGGGGACAACGACTGTTTCTGTCAAGTTCCGTGCTGCTGGTACAACCACGCTTCTATCTACAATAAATTGTACGAAGTTAAGCGGCGGTACTACTGGGCAGGTGCAGTTTGACTTTCAGGGTAACGTACTAAACGTAGATCCCGGTATGTATGAAGGTGAGATCGTGGTTGACTATAACGGTCAGTTGCAGACGGTGTTTGACCTTCTTCGCTTTACGGTGAGGGCAAACTTCTAATGGCAAACATTCGGGTCGCCTACGCTCTATCGTCGATACTACTAGCCACCCCAGCGGCGGCTACGGTATCTGCTGACGTAAGCACGCACTCGATTACAGCCGTAGCCCGGCCAAATCAAGTCATTGCCGTCTCGGCGTTTGTTGTCCCGATGGAGTATTTGGAAGAACAGACTGTAACAATGTCTGACTTCCGAGCCTTTGACATCAATAAAGTCCTCATAGATGTGGTCACTATGACGGACGCCAACAACGTGTCGTTTGCTGTTACTGCGTCACTGACTGACTCCGTAGCCGCTGTTGAGAACAGCGTCAAGATATTTAGTGGTACGGTAGACTTTGATCCATCTGACCCAGACGTTGACCCAGACCCGATCAACATAGCCGATGCAGATGTAAAGGGTATAGGGAAAACCCTAACAGAAACTTTAACTGCGTCTGATACAGATGCCAAAGATGTTGGGCAAGTATCTACTGATGCGGTAACCGCGTCTGAAACAATCAACACTAAAGATGTTGGTAAGAGTCTGACGGACACGACGGCCGCGACCGATACGATCAATCAATTTAACACAGACAAAGTTGTTGCTGATAGTGTGACGGTTGTAGAACTCTCCGCCAAATCAGTTGACAAACCTGCGGTCGCTGATGCCATAACGGTCACAGACGACTCATTCCGTTCCCCTGAACTGGCTAAGACTGACTCTGTAACTACGGCAGATTCGTTTGGGCCATTTGATATAGGTAAAAACCCTAGTGACTCGGCTACGATTGCCGATGCAATCAATACTATTTCAGTCGATAAAGTCCTGACTGATTCAGTCACGATGACTGAGTTCGTGGCTAAGACCCCCGGATACAACTTCGACTATGACGTTGTTGATGCGGATGCTGACCCTGATCCCGTCACGATGGCGGACGCCCAATCGTTTAGCCTAGACACTACCCGTAGTGACTCGGTATCCGTAACGGATACTGCTGCCAAAGATGTCACTAAGCCAGACCTAACTGACTCCGTGACTGGGGCTGATGCAATCGTCGTATCGGCAGATAAAGTCTTGACCGATTCGGCTACGGCTTCTGAGGCTATGGCCTTTAGTTCAGATAAGGTTCTAACCGATTCTGTTTCTACTCCGACCGATGCCATCAATACATTTGCGGTAACGAAAGGGCTAACTGATACAGCGACGGCTACGGATGTTCTAAATCTGTTTGCAATCTCTAAAGTCTTGACTGATTCAGTCACAATGGCTGAGTCGATTTCAACTACGCTGATACTTGGACAAAGCACTCCGATCTACCCAGACTATGTGTCGATGGCAGACGGCAATGGATTTGTGTTTCATCGCTACACAACAACCATACCTAACTATACGGAACTGTTAGGTAATGTACTACTCAACACCAACTACATGCAGAGTGCGAGTGACAGCATTACGCATGAGAATTACACTGGCCTGATTAACGGCCCCGGATTGTTACTCACCGCACCTTTAATTGGCGGTGAATTTATCACTTACGCTGATACCAGCGGCGCTGGATTAGTTGTAAACTTCCACTATACTGATGCGGATGATCGCACGGTTGGTGGTTACTACTTCAACCAAACCCCGATCCTATAAGGAGAGAAAGATGTTTAACGATACCGTTAAGATGAAAGGTGAACTGCGGATCACCGTGACCAACCCGGAAGGTAATGTTACTCACGAGACGGTCATCCCGAACCTCGTAGTGACCGCCGGTAAAAGTTTTATTGCTTCCCGTATGGAAGGTACTTCTTCAGCCGTCATGTCACACATGGCGATTGGTACAGGTACAACCGCTGCGGCAGTTGGCGATACCGCTCTTGAGACTCAGGCTGGTCGTGTGTCTTTGACTTCAACCACTGTTACTACCAATAGTGTGGCGTATGTGGCTACATTCCCTGCCGGTACTGGTACTGGCGCAATCACTGAGGCTGGCATTTTCAATGCCTCATCTGGCGGCACAATGCTTTGCCGTACTGTGTTCTCAGTGATTAACAAGGGTGCAGCCGATACGCTTGGTATCACTTGGACAGTGACCGTTAACTAATCGGAGTACGAGATGGGAATCAAATTCGCAAATAGCGCGTTTGCTACACTAGCCTCTGGAATTAACAGTTCGGCTACAAGCATTACGCTGACTACCGGGCAGGGTGCGCGTTTCCCATCTCTGTCCGCAGGTGATTTTTTCTACGCCACATTGATTGATACCTCCAATAACTTGGAGATCATTAAGTGTACGGCTCGCTCAACTGATGTTCTGACCGTTGTTCGTGGACAAGAGTCTACGACTGCACGGGCTTACTCAACAGGTGACCGCATTGAGTTGCGAGTTACGGCTGCTGGCTTTAGCGAGATGGCACAACTAGGTGTTGAAAATACTTTTACGGCTAAGCAAATTTTTACGGCTACCAATAAAATTCAACAAACCCTAGAAAAAATGACAGTATCGGCTACGGCTGCTACTGGAACAATTAACTATGATGCGTTGACTCAAGCAGCGTTGTATTACACCAGTAATGCGAGCGGTAATTTTACACTTAACTTTCGTGGAGATGGGTCAACCTCGCTTAATACAGTAATGGCAACTGGTGAGTCATTAACCCTAGTATTTCTAAATACTAATGGTGCGACGGCTTATTACAACTCTGCTATTCAAATAGATGGTTCATCTGTAACTCCGAAATGGCAGGGAAGCACGGCTCCTACAAGTGGTAATACATCGTCAATTGATGCGTATGTGTACAACATTGTGAAAACGGCTTCGGCTACTTTCACTGTTCTTGCTTCGCAGACTCAATTCAAATAAGAGATCATGCCGCTTATATCCACCATTGCAGCAGCAGTTGCCCGCGCCTACGGGTTTGGTGCGCTGAGTAATCGTGTATTTGCTGACTACCTTGTTGTAGCGGGCGGTGGCGGCGGCGGTTCTGGCGGCCCCGCATTTGATGCCGGTGGTGGCGGTGGTGCTGGCGGTTATCGAACTTCTGCCGGTACATCAGGCGGCGGTGCATCTGCTGAATCTCAGTTAGCATTTAATGTTGGTGTTGCCTATACCGTAACGGTAGGCGGCGGTGGAAACGGCGGTGTTGGGACTGATATACCCGGAAACGCTGGAAGCAATAGCGTTCTTTCAACCATTACATCTTCTGGTGGTGGTAGGGGCGGTGTTTATGGAATCCCTACAGGCCAAGACGGTGGTTCTGGTGGTGGAGGAGGTACTGGAGGTGGAGGTGGTGCTGGTGCTGGTACTGCTAACCAAGGATATGCTGGTGGCGCTCCCGGAACTTATGGAAATGGCTCTGGTGGGGGCGGTGGTGGTGCTGGTGCAGTAGGTTCTGCCGGTGGGAATACAAGTGGTTCTGGCGGCAATGGTGGAAATGGTGTTGCTTCAAGCATCACAGGCTCATCCGTAACTAGGGCCGGTGGCGGCGGTGGAGGCGGTGGTGGTTCTAATGCCGGAACAGGTGGTGGTGGCGCTGGAAATACTGCTGGAAGCGCAGGAAGTGCTGGAACTACAAATACTGGCGGTGGCGGCGGTGGAGCAAAGTCAAACGGCGGGAGTCCATCTGGCGGCAACGGCGGTTCCGGTGTCGTTATTATCAAAATCCCATCTACGCACTATGCCTCATTCTCATCTGGTGTAACTTCAACTTTATCTACTGCGGTTGCTGGATACAACGTATACACAGTAACGGCTACATCCACAACTTCTGAAACGGTCACGTTCTACGCTGGCGCACAAGCAGACTTCTTGGTTATTGCCGGTGGCGGTGGTGGTGGCTACTCAATTGGTGGAGGCGGCGGTGCTGGCGGTTATCGAACATCCGCTGGAACATCTGGTGGTGGGGCTTCTGCCGAATCTAAACTTGGTTTAACTTTTGGTGTTGCATACACCGTCACGGTTGGTGCTGGAGGGAATGGAAGAACAAGTGAGGGTTCTGGGAATAACGGCAGCAATTCAATATTTACGTCAATTACCTCTACTGGTGGTGGCGGTGGAGGTGGCAACGGTTCAATATATCCCGGAGGTAATGGTGGTTCTGGTGGCGGTTCTGGAGAAAGCACAAACCAAGGTTCCGGTACTGCCGGTCAAGGTTATGCTGGCGGTTCTGCCTACGACGCAGGAGTTTATTACGGCTCTGGAGGCGGCGGCGGTGCAGGTGCGGTAGGCGCAAACGGAACATCATCTGGTGGCGGCAACGGCGGTGCTGGTGTTGCATCTACAATTACTGGCTCTAGCGTAACCCGTGGTGGTGGCGGTGGCGGTGGATATTACCCGACTGGTGGAGCGCAGAGTTCTGGGGGTAGCGGAGGGGGTGGCGCATCTGGAAGCGCAGCAAGCCCAAATGGGACTAATGGCACTGCCAACACAGGAGGGGGTGGGGGTGGTGGTTCTAATACTAGTGCGGCAGGTAACGGCGGTAACGGCGGCTCTGGCATTGTCATTATCAAAGTACCTGACAACGTAACTGCAACATTCTCTGGTGGCGTAACTTCATCTCTGTCTACTTCTGGTGGATTCAACATCTACTCTGTGACTGCGACCAGCACGACAAGTGAGACTGTGACATTTGCAAGAACGTTTACTGCTGACTTTTTGGTTGTTGCTGGTGGAGGCGGTGGCGGTGGTTTAGGCGGCGGTGGCGGCGCAGGTGGGTATAGAACCTCGGCTGGAACTAGCGGCGGCGGTGCATCTGCTGAATCAAAACTTACTTTTGCTCTTGGTACAAGTTACACCGTAACAGTTGGTGGCGGTGGAGCAGCCGGGGCAACTGGTGGATATAACTTTGGCAGTGATGGATCAAATAGTAGGATTAGCACAGTCACATCCACAGGTGGCGGCGGCGGTGGACGTTATGACGCACAGCCCGGACGTACAGGTGGTTCTGGTGGCGGTGGCGGTTGTTCAGAAAATTCTGCTGCACCGTCTGGAGGCGCTGGAACTGCTAATCAAGGTTACGCTGGTGGAACTGGTAATAACCGTGGTGGAAGTGGTGAAGCAAATTACACGGCTGGTGGCGGAGGCGGAGCGGGCGGAGCAGGAAGTGCAGCGGGATCAGATGCTGGTGGAAACGGCGGCGCTGGTGTTTCATCTTCCATTACTGGTTCCGCAGTAACTCGTGCTGGCGGCGGTGGCGGTAATGGAGCAGATGCAAGAGGTACTGTTGGCGCTGGTGGTTCTGGTGGCGGCGGTGCTGGTGGTGGTGGAAGTAGTAGTACTGCGCCTGTTGCCGGAAGCACAAATACCGGTGGTGGTGGAGGTGGAACTCGCTTTGGAGCCGTTTCTGCTGGTGCTGGCGGTTCAGGCGTAGTCATTATTAAGATTCCAGACCTGTTCACGGCTACCTTCTCAGGCGGTGTTACATCTTCATTATCTACTTCGGTATCTGGGTTTAAGATTTACACCGTAACCGCTACATCAACAACATCTGAAACCGTTACATTCAGCGCAGTATAAGGAGAAAACATGGCACATTTTGCAAAACTTGATGAAAACAATGTCGTAATCTTTGTTACCGTAGGTCGTGATGAGGACAACGGCAAAGAGGCAGAACTCTCTGCCCGTACAGGCGATGTCTACAAACAGACTTCGTATAACACTCACGGTGGCGTACACGCACTAGGTGGTACACCTTTCCGTAAGAACTATGCGGGACTAGGCTACACCTACGATGAAGGGCGTGATGCGTTTATTCCTCCCAAGCCCTATGCGTCTTGGCTGCTAAACGAGGACACCTGTTTGTGGGAATCGCCAGTGCCATATCCTAATGATGGTAAGCGTTATACATGGGATGAGGATGCTGGTAACTGGGCGGAGATTCCTGATGCTAATTAAACTAACTAACGCAACTAAGGGTCGTATCGGTGAGGGACTAATCCTTAACACCGAACTTATTCTGTCGTTTTTTGAAAATACAAATGAGGATGGGGATAAGATAACTATTGCGTATGGTATGAATGGAAATTCTTGGGAAGTCTCCGAGTCTATTGATACGATTATGGCAATGGTCAAAGGAGCATGACATGGGAATTAAGGTCGCCAACAACGCATACGGTACGCTAAATACCGGCATTACCAGTTCGGATACGACGGTCGTACTGAACACGGGTGAGGGTGCGCGGTTTCCCTCGCTGTCTGCTGGCGACTATTTCTTCGCCACTTTGATCGACACAACTAACAATCTGGAGATTGTAAAGGTAACCGCCCGCAGTACTGACACGATGACGGTTGTACGTGGGCAGGATGGTACAACTGGCCGTGCATATACGACAAACGACCGGTTTGAGTTGCGCCCAACAGCGGCGCTTTTTGATGAGTTTGCTTCCCGT